AGAATGGGCTAGCGGTACTAAGAAGCAGATTCAAGAATATCTCAATTCATTCGATTGGGAAAACGCTATGGTACTGGCTCACAACACTATGTTCGACGGCGCTATTCTTAGTTGGCTTTTCGGTATCCGTCCTCGTGTATGGACTGACACTCTTTGCATTGCTAGGAGCATTCATGGGACTGAGGTCGGTGGTAGCCTTAAGGCCTTGGCTGAACGGTACGGAGTGGGAGCGAAGGGTACGGAGGTTGTGGCGGCGCTTGGAAAACGTCGATTAGACTTCACACCCAGCGAACTGTCCGCGTACGGGGACTACTGCGTTAACGATGTCGAACTCACATACAGGCTATTTGGCCTTATGAGTAAGCAGTATCCTGTAACCGAATTAAAAATTATAGACCTGACCCTCAGAATGTTCATCGAGCCGATGCTGGAACTGGACAAAAATCTGCTGGTCGAACACCTTGAAGGCGTGAAGCAGCGCAAGCAAGACCTGCTGGACGGGGTAGGCAAGACCAAGAAAGAGTTAATGAGCAACCCTAAGTTTGCTGAGTTGTTGCAGAATCTTGGGGTTATCCCACCTATCAAGTTGAGCAAGACCACGGGGCTGGAGACGTTCGCGTTTGCTAAGACGGACGAGGACTTTAAAGCATTACAGGAACATGACGATGACAGGGTGCAAGCCCTTGTAGCTGCGCGGTTAGGTACAAAAAGTACGCTAGAAGAGACCCGCACCGAACGGTTTATTGCCATAGCGGAACGCGGCAAGCTGCCTGTACCTGTCAGATACTATGCGGCACACACTGGACGGTGGGGTGGGGATGACAAGATCAACCTACAGAACCTGCCTAGCCGTGGACCGAACGGTAAGAAGCTCAAGTCAAGCATCATTGCACCTGATGGATATATGCTAATTGACTGCGACTCGTCGCAGATTGAAGCGCGGGTACTTGCTTGGTTAGCTGGGCAGACCGATCTTGTTATGGCATTCCATAACGGTGACGACGTTTACAAGAAAATGGCTATGAGTATCTATGATTTGCCAGATGAAGAACTAGTCACGAAAGATCAGCGGTTTGTCGGTAAGACTACGATTCTTGGTGCTGGCTACGGCATGGGCGCGGTTAGGTTCAGGGAGCAGCTTAAAACCTTTGGGCATGACATGGAGCTTGAAGAGGCTAGGCGTGTCATCGATGTGTACCGTCGCACCAACGTCAAGATAAAGCAGTTGTGGAATGACTGCCAGAGCATGTTGAAGCACATGGTATCTGGGGAAGCCTTGATGGTAGGCGAGCCGCCAGTGCTGCGGATACACCCAGAAATCAACGCCATACGATTACCATCCAAGTTATTTATGCGGTACGATGGCTTACAGAAGGAGATGGATGAGCAAGGTAAAGTACAGTATTCTTACTATACGAGACGAGGCCGAAAGCACATATATGGTGGTAAGGTCGTGGAGAATCTGTGTCAGGCAATAGCAAGATGTATTATTGCGGAGCAGATGCTTAAGATATCTAACAAGTACCGCGTTGTTCTGACAGTACATGATTCCATAGTGTGCTGTGTACCGGAGGACGAGGTACAAGAAGCAAGGTCTTTCATAGAAGGCTGGATGCGTTGGGTGCCGGACTGGGCCAAAGGTCTTCCAGTAAATTGTGAGTCAGGGATAGGGAAATCCTACGGAGAATGTGAATGACCGATAGCAACGTGATCAACCTGAACGACTACCGTACCGAAGAACTGCTGTTCCATGTGGGGATCATTGAGAACACCCGCACTGATGGTTCGCGGGAGTTTGATGTGGTGCTGTATCGGGATGTTGATGGAGATAAGCAAACCCTGCGAATACCAGAGGACTGCATCCTACCCACGATTACTGCTTTATGTGACGCAGGTGTAGCCATAGCTACGGCGAAGGGAATTTATGAGTGATGTAGCTCCTTGGTCTTTTAGTAAGATCAAAGCATTCGAGCAATGCCCTAAGAAGTTCTATCACCTACGGGTAGCTAGGACTTACAAAGAACCAGAAACCGAGGCCATGCGCTACGGTACAGAGGTCCACGAGGCTGCTGAACACTACGTTCGTGATGGGGTAGAGCTTGCAAAACCCTACGAATATATAAAGGGTGCACTGGATGCCCTGAAAGCCAAGAAAGGCGAGAAGCTCTGCGAGTACAAGATGGGGCTGACTGAGAACCTAGAACCCTGTGGGTTCTTCGACGATGATGTCTGGTGGCGGGGTATAGCTGATCTTATTATCTTGGACGCAGAAGACAACCTAGCTTGGGTCATAGATTACAAGACAGGTAAAAGCGCCAAGTATGCAGACAAGGGGCAGCTAGAGCTTATGGCACTGGCTGTGTTTAAACATTTTCCTGTAGTGCAGACTGTGCGTGCTGGCCTGCTGTTCGTAGTTTCAAACGAGCTGATAAGGGAGACATACCAGTTACATCGCCAGTCAGAGCTGTGGGAGAAGTGGATTACTGACTTCATGGCCATGCGTAAAGCGTACGAGGTCAATGTATGGAACCCCAAACCAAGCGGTCTATGCAAGCGCCACTGCGTAGTGACTGAGTGTGTCCACAACGGGAGACATTGATATGCCCTATAAGAACAAACCAAGACCCTACAAGAAGGAATACCAACAACAGAAAGCAAGAGGTGAACATGCGGATCGTATGGAGCGCCAGCGTGCAAGACGGAAAGTCGACAAAACTGGAGTTGATAAGAACCGAAACGGCAAAGCCGACAAGCGAGAGGGTAAAGACATTAGCCACAATAGGATGCTTAGCAAGGGTGGCACCAACAAAGACGGGTACAAAATAGAGAGCAGTAGCAGGAACCGTAGTCGCAACGGGAAAAAACCTGCCAAGAGATGAGCAAGTCTGTGGAAGGGCTGTATGAAAGTTATAGACAACAAAGCGCTGCTGTTACGGCTGCGTAATCCGCAACGTGTAACGACGGTAATACCACGTAGCAAAGAGCTATCAGACAATCAAGTTGTGGTTAAGTGGGGCATCGATGAGTCCCATGTACTGAAGAACCTCAACATCAAAGTGCCATCACCTATCGAAGGCATTTACCAATGGACGGGGCAACACAAACCGTTCGGTCACCAAATTACTACTTCTTCGTTTCTTACAATGAATAAACGTGCTTTCTGCTTCAATGAGCAGGGCACCGGTAAGACTGCGAGCGCTATATGGGCCTCGGATTTCCTGATGAAACAAGGAAAGATTCGCCGTGTGCTGGTGATATGCCCACTATCTATTATGGATTCCGCGTGGCGCAACGATATGTTTACGTTCGCTATGCACCGCAAGGTAGATGTGGCTTACGGCAACGCAAAAAAGCGTAAGGAGATTATCGAAGGGGACGCCGAATACGTAATTATTAACTATGACGGGGTAGAGATTGTAGCTGGCGCTATTGCCGAAGGTAACTTTGACCTGATTATTGTCGACGAAGCAACCCACTACAAGAACGTGCAGACCCGCAGATGGAAGACACTAAACGCACTGCTCACACCTGATAAGTGGTTGTGGATGATGACGGGTACTCCAGCAGCACAAAGCCCTGTCGATGCGTATGGGTTAGCAAAGCTGGTTAATCCAAGCGCCGTGCCCAGACTGGCTAGTTCTTTCAGAGACCAAGTGATGTATAAGGTTACGCAGTTCAGATGGGTACCAAAGCCCGATGCTACTGATACTGTGTTTAGGGTACTGCAGCCAGCTATACGGTTCACCAAAGAAGAATGTCTTGATCTACCGGACATGGTGTACACCAAACGCCAAGTAGAGATGAGCGCCCAGCAGAAGCGGTACTACAAGAAGCTCAAAGAAGACATGATTATGCAAGCCGCTGGCGAAGAAGTTACGGCAGCAAACGCAGCAGTGAACATGAACAAGCTACTGCAGATATCGTCAGGTGCGGTCTACACCGATGGCAGAGAGACGCTAGAGTTCGATATCAAGCAACGGTACAGCGTCCTGCGGGAGGTCATAGACGAGTCGAGCAAGAAGGTACTTATCTTCGTACCGTTCAAACACACCATACAAATACTTTCGGACAGGTTGAACGAAGACAAAATAACTAATGCGATCATCAATGGTAGTGTGCCAGCGCCAAAACGGACTGAGATATTCAAACGGTTCCAAGACGAAGAACACCCACGAGTTTTGATTATTCAACCCCAAGCAGCAGCGCATGGTGTGACGCTGACAGCCGCTAACACTGTAGTGTGGTGGGGGCCGACTAGCTCCCTAGAAACCTACGCACAGGCCAATGCTAGGGTACATAGATCGGGTCAAGACCATAAGTGTACCGTTATACAGTTGCAAGGGTCGCCTGTAGAACAACGCGTATACGCACTACTCGATAACAAAATAGACGTACACACAAAAATAATTGATCTTTACAAAGAATTACTTGACTAGCGCAAAAAACTAAAATAAATTCAACCGAACGACACTGTGGAGGAGATCGTTATGGGAGACACCATCCCTGTTGGAAAACTCGTGCGCACTTACATGAAGATACGTGCAGCACGTTCTGAGCTTAAAGCCGAGTTCGAAGAAAAGGACAAAGGCTTAACTAAGCAGCTAGATATCATCAAGAAAGCACTACTAGACCACTGCAAAGAAACTGGGTCGACGAGCGTGCGCACCGAAGATGGTACTTTCTACCGAACCATAAAACGACGTTACTGGACTGATGACTGGGACTCTATGCACAAGTTTATCTTGGAGCATGGCGAACTTGGTTTGCTTGATAAGCGGATTAATCAGGCGAACATGAAGCAGTTCCTAGAAGAGAACCCTGATGTGGTACCCAAGGGTCTCAATGCAGATACCGAGTACGTCATATCTGTAAGGAAATCATAATGGAAAAGAAGTTTATTCAGATCGGGGCTTTGGCTAACAAGCTGCAAGTCTCTGTGTCGACGATCCGTGCTTGGGTACGGAAGGGGTACATACCCCACAACACCTATATAAAAATAGGTAATACCTACAGGTTTAGCGAAGAGGATGTGCTAGAGTCGATGCTCAACAATCGAACGGCCACAATGTCTGACGACGAAGCCTTCGAAGAAATAGAACAAACATTAACCACGATAGACGACGATTACTAAGGAGTTGTAGATGACCGACGTAAAATTATTTGAAGGCGGTAACAGCCTAATCGATGCTAGCTTATTTGAAAAGCTAAAAGACGTTAACGATAACCTGCTTGGTGGTGCTAGCACTGGCACAACGATCCGACGCATCAGCATCAATGGCGGTAAGTTCCGTCAAATGATTAACGGTGAGCAGATGGCAGTCAGTAAGCAAGACTACATGAACATCGTTATTGTTAATTCAGCACACATTGCTCGTACGTACTACGATAGCGAGTACAGCCCAGATAAAGTCACGGCTCCCAAGTGCTGGTCAGCAGACACCAAAACCCCTGCGCCAGAAGTACCAGAAGACCAGCGTCAGGCTAGCCGGTGTATGGATTGCCCTATGAACGTCAAAGGTTCTGGCCAAGGTAATTCTAGAGCTTGCCGATTCTCGCAGCGGTTGGCCGTTGTAATGGAAGACGATTTAGATAAGGTGTATCAGATCCAGTTACCCGCCACTAGTATTTTTGGTGATGTGAAGAATGGCAACATGCCTATGCAAGCCTACGCAAAGATGCTGGCTGAACACAAAGCGCCAGTGGTTGCCATAGTGACAAAGATGTTCTTTGACGAGAACAGCGCTACGCCTAAGCTGTTTTTCAGCCCTGTCAGGTCACTAGAAGAGGATGAGCTTAAGAAAGTACTTGAACTTAAGGAGCATCCAGATACTATAAGAGCGATCACGTTGACGGTTGCCCAATCCGATGGTGTCCAGAAGTCAAATGTCCAGGCTTTATTTGCCGACAAAAAAGAGGACGCAACGGTTACGGTCGAAGCTGTTGAAGCAGAAGCCACGGCAGAAGAAGTTGAAGAACCGAAAAAAGTAGTGAAGAAGTCTACCCCGCCTGCGAGCGAAGAAGCTGTAGACCTTGAGGGTGTCCTAGAAAACTGGGACGACTAACCACTACTAAGCAACACCACGGCAGTAAAATTTTTAAGGGTGTCCTTATGCCCCTGTCGTGGTGTCGCTCGGATTTGAGTAACGAGTATGGATACTGGTACATTTCTGCGGAGGGCACTGGGCGACGAAGGTCACTACTGCTTATTCGCATACTTCGGTAACAAGCTAATACAGAAGTTCTACCCAGACATTGAGACGTTAATACAGCAAGCACAAGAGAAAGACAAGGAAGGGCTAAACGCATTCTTCTCACTGGGTACTTTCGAAACAGATCAAAACAGAACAGCAGCAAACGTACATCAAGTAAGATCTTTGTTCATCGACGTAGATTGCGGTGAACTGTCAGAAGAAGAAATAGCAGAAGGCAAACGTAAATACGCTACCCAAGCAGAAGCGCTATCAAAGCTCAAGGAGTTTTGCAAAGACACTGGGATGCCCAGACCCACGGTAGTTAACTCAGGGTACGGCATACACGCTTACTGGTTTTTCACTGATCCTGTTAGTAGGGAAGAGTGGCTACCACTAGCTAAGCGATTGAAGAAGCTATCAGCTGACAAAGATTTTCTTATTGACCCTTCCGTTACAGCAGACGCAGCACGAATACTACGTGTCCCGCTAACGCACAACTACAAGTACGGCACATCAAAGCCCGTAACTATCCTAGGCGACTTCTTATCTGAACCCTTACCTATCCAGCAGTATGTCGACATTATCGGCGTAGACTTTCTCGATGGGGTCAAGGAGGTACCAAAAGAATACAACGCCATCCAGAGTGCGCTAATAGGTAACTATGAAAGCTCATTCAGAATGATCTTAGAAAAGACCATGAAGGGAGAAGGCTGTGCCCAGATAGGACACATAGTAGCTAATCAAGCAGCATGTAGCGAACCGCTGTGGCGTGCTGGTCTGTCTATCGCTAGGCATTGCGGGGATGGTGACGTAGCCATACACAAGATATCGTACAAGTACCCAGCGTACAGTGCGTCAGAGACAGAGACTAAGGCAGACGCAATCAAGGGGCCGTACCGCTGCGAGACGTTTGACCTAGAAAGACCTAACGTGTGTAAGGACTGCCCACACCATAACAAGATCAGTTCACCTATAACGTTAGGCAGGTACGTAAAAGAAGCGACGCCAGAAGATAACATTATCGTGGTCACTGACGTTACTAAGCCTTCAGTTACGCATGAAGTGCGGGTACCTGATTATCCTAAGCCATACTTCAGAGGTGTAACTGGAGGGGTCTATGTTCGCGTACCGAATGGCGAAGAAGGGGTAAAGGAAGAGCTTATATACCGTAACGATTTGTACATAGTTCGTCGGATAATAGACGTCGAAGAAGGCGAATGCGTGTTGGTTAGGCACCATACCGAAAACGACGGTATAAAAGAATTTATATTGCCTCTGAGACAGGCTACATCTAAGGAAGAGCTTAGAAAGCGTTTTTCAGGAGAAGGGGTGGTAGGGGACTATCAAAAGTTTATGAAGTACTTGGAATCTTGGATTGTAGAATTGCAAGCAACCACAAAAGCACAAAACGCAATGCGGCAGTTCGGTTGGGATAAAGAGCACATCTCATTCACTGTAGGCGACAAGCGAATCTATGCGGACAGAACAGAATCAAACCCACCATGCGCTAATACGTTAGGTAGGGTACAAGACTTCGGTTCTAAGGGTACGCTGGAAGGCTGGAAAGAAATGGCTGAGTTCTACAACAAGGACAAGCTAATCATGCACCAGTTTGCGCTTTGCCGTGGCTTTGGATCTGTGTTCATGGAGTTCTTTGAAGGACTAGCTAGCTGCCTGTTCCACATTGACGGAGGCACCGGTGTAGGTAAGACCACTGTAATGCGGGCACAAGTATCAATATGGGGTGACCCATTAAAGTGTTTAGCGATAGAACAAGACACTGACTTTTCGAAACTGAACCGATATCAGGTCTACCATAGCTTGCCCGTATGTATGGACGAGATGACTAACACTACTCCTCAAGCTGTAAGTCACTTGGTGTACCAGATAACACAGGGACGTGAGCGCGACCGTATGAAGCAAAGCGCTAACCAAAACCGAATGATTGAGGAGTACTGGAGTCTTTTAGGTACGTCGACCGCAAACGCTACGTTATCGGACAAACTACTTGCAGGTAAGCAGGACGCTAGCGCAGAACAGCAAAGATTCTTGGAATGGAAGGCGGTACCTGTCTTTAAAAAATCTAGCAACAAGCAAGACACAGATGCGTTCGGTGCTTCGGTGCTGGCTAACTATGGCGTAGCGGGTCCAGTGTTTATCAAGTACGTACTTAACAATATTAACAGCTGCGTAGAATTGCTTAAGCAGACACAAAGACGTATAGATGAAGCTGCTGAATTAACCGCACAGAATAGGTATTGGTCTGCCGACACCGCATCTACACTGACTGGCTGCATAATCGCAAAGCGTTTAGGGCTTATCAACTACGACGTGGAGAAGATGTTTAACTGGATCTTAGAGCTTCTAGAATATAACAAGAACACTATAGACGAGATGTCGTCGTCAGTATTCCAAGTGATCACTGAATACATTACTGAGCACTGGAGCAGCATACTCCACATTAAAAGTACAGATGACCTACGCAAAAACCCTATTGACTCTGAGGTCCACGGAGGGGGGCTAGACGCTCTTCTTGTGGAACCGACTAAAAACCCTGCGACTAGGCTTATAGGGCGTTACGAGACGGATATAGGGCGTGCGTACCTGATGCTTCAACCACTTAGGGAATGGTGCGTATCTCGGCAGGTGGACTTCACAGGCTTACTAGACAGCCTTAAAAAGGATATGAATGGTAAGCGAGAGAAGAAGCGGCTTGGTTCTGGCACACTTTTAAGACTATCTAGTGTTTGGGTTATATCGTTCGATGCCAACTTATCTGAAGAAGACGTCAGACCTTGACCCTGATGGGGTGATTATTA